TGGGAGCCCCTTTGCGGAGCTCCCACCCGGTGTTTACAACACAACGCCCTTCCAGTAACCAAACTGGTCGTAGCAACTCTGAACGGAGTCCAGAAAGGAATAACGATGGTCTACTCAGACTACAGTGTTAGATCAAAATCTAACCTGTACGATGCGAAAGGTCACTACGAGGGCATCCCGGGAACGGGCGTGCTCACGTATGGCCCCAATGATTCAGGAACCGAGTTTACCGAGAAAGGTACTCTCTTTTCCAAGGGGAATCCGTATCAGCTTCTGGGCAAGACTGTTAGAGATATTGGCGGAGCGATGGTCCTCGAGAAGTGCACCTACCAAGTAGGTCCACGGATCGGCGGATTCAAGTCCATTGCCCCCGTTACTGGGGGTGCCAAATATCTTTACACCGGTGCCGTCCCAATTTGGGCGGGCTTGCTTAGCACCAAAAGCATCACTAATGCAGTGATGACAACGAATTTTTCCGAATCCGGGATTACTTCTGCCCGGACGACGTTGAATTCGCTAGGTGCGACAGCTATAGCCCGAACTACCCCAACTCGCAGCAATGCCTCTTTAGGGGCAACGCTCGTTGAGTTGAAGCGGGACGGTCTACCGAGCATCGTTGGTGCAACCGCTCTGAAGAACAGGTGCCGTGACTACAAAGATGTAGGCGGCGAATACCTTAATGTTGAGTTCGGGTGGAAACCCTTCATCAACGATCTAAAGAGATCATTGCGCGTATCTCTCGATGCGCACAGTGAGATGGACCGCTATTATGCGGAGGCCGGGAGGCCAATCCATCGGAGGTACACCTTTCCAACTCAGCAGTCGTCAACCGTTATTTACAGCAACGCTTACAATGCGGGGCTGTACGTTGGCGGTACGTACTGCTGGGATGAGGTCTATGGTGACTCGACACGAGGATGGCGCACAGTGACGGATTCTTCTACCGTCAAGCAGTGGTTTTCAGGTGAATTCCTGTACCACGCGCCCCGACCAAGTGATAATATGGTCGGCCATCTGCAGTCTGCCCGAGATAAGGCGGACTATCTGTATGGTGTCAATGTCGATCCAGATACTCTCTGGAACATAGCCCCTTGGACCTGGCTTCCTGATTACTTCACGAATTTGGGAGACGTTATTACTAATCTCTCAACGTTCCTGACTCAGGGAGACGTTTTGCGCTACGGGTACATCATGCAACACACTAGGAACACTCGCCATATTCAGGCTGACTTCCCTAGTAATGTGCTTGGGAACAAGTCCTATTTTGCCATGAGGCATCAGGACCAAAAGTTCCGTGTTAGCGCAAGTCCGTTCGGCTTCGGGGTCAACCCCTCGTCTCTATCTGAGAGACAGTGGGCCATCCTCGTTGCCCTTGGTTTATCCAAAGGCAAGCGTAGCGGGGGCAACTTCGCTATGTAGTGCTTGTCAAATAGTACAACAGCACTAACAGCTCGTCGCACAATCCGGTGTGATGAGAAGTACCGTAGGGCCACAACCCAGTGGACCTACACACCAAACCCGCAAGGAGCAATTCCATGGCATTTGCCGACCCGTACGTTTTGACGATCGGTGCTGCAACGCCCTCATTGGCAGCCGTCTCCCGAGGAGATAACACCACGACCTATCGGTCGGGTGACAGTCTCGTTCAGGCGAAGGTTTCCCATTCTTATGGGAAGGTCAACCGGAGCGTTGTACGCATCGACTTCACGAAGATCGCTGCAGATCCGTTCGCCCCGTCAGTGAACCAAAAGTTCACCCACTCGGCTTACGTCGTCTATCAGCGTCCTGCCGTTGGTTTCACAACCACTGAGCAGGCAGACCTTATCAAGGGTCTGCTCGCGAAGATGTCCGCCACTACGTACGCGGACGTTACCAAGCTTGTCGCTGGCGAGAACTGACCAAATCCTTTGGTCGCTCCCGAACCTTCGGCAGACATGGTGACGTACGTCATCTTCGTCCTGTTGGGCCTCCTAGCTATTGCTAGGAGGCCCTCCAGGCGCTCCCCTTACAGGGAGCAAGATGATATCGGCAACGAAATGGAATGGACTCCTAACCCCCATCTATACGGAGGTAGGATGAAAAGCCATCTGTTGCTCTGGAAGGAGGTCGCCGAAGAACTCGGCGACCGATGTGGTGCAAACACCAACCGAGACTTTGAAACGGTCTCGGTGAGATTCGAAAACGAGGGTTCCTCTTTCTTGAGGATTACCTTGCCTGACTTCTGTAAGGACTTCGAGAGAAGTCTGGACCAGGGCAGGCTCGCTCCTGACCTATTCGCGAATTTCAAGCGAGTAGGCGCGATCCCCGTATTCCTACAGGGATTCACTGAGCGTGTCTTCGATAGTACTACTGGGTTCCTCGTTGAGGAGCCAGACGTAGAAGCGATCTATGCAGTTAGGCAGTTAACACTGCTTTTCAGTAAGGTCGATTCGAGTTGTACACCCGAAAGGGACCGTGCAGCGTTCTCTGGCTTCCTTGATGTTGAGCAGGAAGTTCGTGCATGGACAAATAAGACCCCACTCGACGGAGAGAACCTCCATCGTTTTAAGGTCGTGTCCGCTCTGCTCTTCGGTGATGTGTTCGATCGTCTGAACCGCGAGGTTCGGAACTACGAGCTAATACCGAAGCACTCTTCTGGTGCCACCGCTAATAGGCTAATGGGAAACCAAAAGTTTGTTAGTGATATGTGGACCCAGCGGTTGGAGGAGGTTTTTCCAAGTTCGGATTACCTCATCCCCAGTCATAGATTCTACAAGAATCTAGAGAGTGTCGAACTCCTCGAACCTGGAGCCGAGATGCCTGTTAGGGTTATCACGGTTCCTAAGACGATGAAGAGTCCTCGCATTATCGCTGTAGAGCCTGCCCATATGCAATATGCACAACAGGGCGTGCTTGAAGCGATCCGTCGGAACTGGGACGGCGACTTTAATGTTGCTAACCAGTTTATCCGAGACGACGACCAGGAGTCCAACCGGCTGCTTGCGCAGCTGGGTAGTAGGACAGGTAGTCTTGCAACGCTCGATTTGAGCGAAGCATCGGATAGGGTTCCCCTTTCTGTGGTGTCAGAGATGTTAACGCCATGGCCGGATCTTAAAGATGCGGTTATGGCCTCGCGTTCTCTCACTGCGGACGTACCTGGATACGGTATTATTCCGTTGTCCAAGTTCGCGTCAATGGGTTCGGCCCTTTGTTTTCCCATGGAGTCGTTCGTTTTCCTGACGAGCGTTTTTATGGGGATCGAGAGGGCTACGGGATCCAAGTTCTCATCTGTCGCGCAATTTTCTGCGTTTAAGATGATGGTACGCGTCTACGGTGACGATATCGTCTGTCCCGTAGAGGTAGCACCAAGCGTTGTCGAGATCCTTGAACGAGTATTTCCGTTCAAGGTTAACTCCCGCAAGTCATTCTGGACTGGAAAGTTCAGAGAGTCGTGCGGAGGAGACTACTATGACGGGGTCGACGTAAGTGTCGTCCGTGTTCGTAGTGAGTTTCCCGACAGTCGCGCTGATTCTAGTGAGATCGTCTCCCTTGTTTCACTCCGGAACCAGATGTATTTTTCTGGTCTTTGGAGAACGACGGCGGCGCTTGACCGGAAAATCTCCGGACTCATCAAGCACTTTCCCGTTGTTAAGGAGACTAGCTCTGCGCTGGGCCGCCACACTTTGCTTCCAGTTGAGAAACTGGAGTACGGTCGAATCAGTCCGACCTTGCAGAGGCCTGAAGTTAAGGCTTACAAGGTGCGCACGAAGCTACCGCACAATCCACTGGATGGTGTAGGGGCTTTGCTCAAGTTCTTCCTTAAGAGGGGTGAAGACCCCATCTTAGGTGATCACTTGACTAGGTCAGGACGTAGCCTGGGCGTCAGCATACAACCAGGATGGGCTCCACTGGCTTAGCCAGTGGAATCAGTGTGGGAGTAATCCCCACTGGAGCGGGCAGTCCGCCCGCTCGCGGCAC